ATCAAATTTCTGCTATTGAGAGCGACTTCTTTGATCCAAAAGTATTGTTAGAGATTTATAGAAACCTATGAGCGTTGCATTAAAGAACATTACCCTACGAAACTTTCTTAGTATTGGTGCAGTAACACAAGCAGTAAACTTTGACAGTAAAGAACTTACACTTATTCTAGGTGAGAACCTTGACTTAGGTGGTGACGGTGCTAGAAATGGTACTGGTAAGACTACACTAATTCAAGGCTTGAGCTATGTATTGTTTGGTAACCCTATCAATCAGATTCGTAAGGACAATTTGATCAATCGTACTAACGCTAAGGGTATGATGGTCACGCTAGAGTTTAGCGTGAACGGTACTGAATATAAGATTGAGCGCGGCAGAAAGCCCAATGTTCTTCGCTTCTACGTAAACAACAGTTTACAAAATAATAAAGAAGATAAAAACGAAGCTCAAGGCGAAAACAAAGAAACTCAGTTAGCAATTGAACATGCTATTGGTATGAGTAGTGATATGTTTAAACATATCGTTGCTCTCAATACCTATAGTGAACCATTCTTGTCAATGAGAGCCAATGATCAGCGCAATGTCATTGAACAGTTGCTTGGTATCACATTGCTATCTGAAAAGGCAGACTTGATCAAAGAAAAGATTAGGTTGAACAAGGACGCTATTCAGCAAGAAGAATTCAGAAACAGAGCAGTTGAAGAAGCTAATAGTCGTGTTCAAGAACAGATTGATGGTCTCAAGCGCCGTCAGAGATTGTGGCAGAAGCAGCACGACGAATCATTGAACAAGCTTGTACTTGATTACGATGAGCTTAGTAAGATTGACATTGAAGCCGAACTTCAAGCGCACAAAGATTTAGCAATCTATCTTGAATTGAAGCAAAAGCAGGAACGCTATGAAGCTATCTTAGCTCGCCAGACTGCTTGGAAGCAAAAGCTTGATAGTGATGTTGCCGCGTTGCAGGTTCAGTATGACACATTAAGCCATATTGATATCACAGCCGAATTGCAATCACACTATGATCTTAAGGTCTATGAGGCTAACAAACTAGAGCTTGCAAATATAAACAAGACCATTACAACGCTTGAGTCTTCTTTGAAGAAGGATCAGGCACTTGTTGATAAGCTTGAACAAGAAATCAAGACCCTTGAAGAAAACAAGTGCTATGCTTGTGGTCAAGACTTCCATGATGAGAATCATACGCAGGTAATCAACAGCAAACGTGAACTTCTTGCAAGTGCAGTTGAAGAACTTGCACAAACCCAAAACTCTCTAGAAAAAAATAAAAATTCTGTTTTCGTTTTGGGCGAGAAACCAACAACGCATTACAAGACTGAGGCAGAAGCAATCAAGCATAGCTCAGAACTTGAAAGATTGCAACAGCAGATTGAAGCAAAGAAGAACGAAGACGATCCTTATGCTGACCAGTTGATTGAGAATGCTTGTGTGAGCGTAGGCACTCGTCCAGTTACACATTACGACACTGAGGCAGAAGCAGTTGAGCATCGCACAGTCGTTGATAACCTAGAGAAGGCTATTGCAATTAAAGCAGGCGAAACTGACCCATATCACGAACAGATTATTGATATGGAAAGTCGTGCGCTGCAAACAATTACATTTGACAAGATTAACGAGCTAAGTAAGTATGGCGATCACTTGAAGTTCTTACTTGATATTCTCACGAGCAAGGATAGCTTTGTTCGTAAGAAGATTATTGATCAGAACTTGAGTTATCTAAATGCCCGCTTGACTCATTATCTTGATAAGATCGGGTTGCCCCATACCGTTGTCTTCAAGAACGATCTATCGGTTGAAATTACCGAACTCGGGCGTGAGCTTGACTTTGACAATCTATCTCGCGGTGAGCGGAACCGACTTATTCTTGGATTAAGTTTTGCGTTTCGTGATGTGTGGGAAAATCTATACTTCCCAATCAATACACTATTCATTGACGAACTTATAGACAGCGGTATGGATACTATTGGTGTTGAGAACTCAATGGCTATTCTTAAGGATATGTCACGTAGACGCAACAAGTCTATTTGGTTAGTAAGTCACAGAGAAGAACTGGCAGGGCGTGTCCCAAGTGTTCTTAAAGTGCTGAAAGAAAATGGGTTCACGACCTACAGCACAGCTACAGATGACGTAGAATAAAATATTACAAGACTGAATGAAAGATATAAATTAGAGTATGCCGAGTCCACAGAAAGCTAAGGGTTCTTCTTTCGAAAGAGAGATTGCAACCTTCTTAACAAAGACGTATAACGAAAGTTTTATTAGAGCGCCTGGAAGTGGTGCGTATGTGGGCGGTAAGAATCAGTCTCGTAAAGAATTTCTTCATGAAGGACAAGTTCGTTCTTTTAAGGGCGACATTGTTCCGGGACAAAGTTTCACTAAGTTCAATGCAGAATGCAAATCGTATCAAGACTTCCCATTTCACTTGTTGATGACGGGTGAATGTAAAGTTATTGATGGTTGGATCAAGCAACTAATGGATGTTGCTGAAACAGACGATTGCTCTATTCTTTTCATGAAGTTCAATAGAAAAGGAAAGTTTGTAGCTGTAGAATCTAAGTTTACTTGGATTGCAGACAACTTTGTTCACTATCGTTCTGATACAACAGGCGAGTGGATTATTATGGAATTTGATCACTTTTTTAGGCTCAACAAAGACCTTCTTAAACTTTACTCAGGCTCAACCGACACCAAGTCAGATGAAATCTTGACTATCAATACCTCGGCTACTTAACACAGAACCCTCTTACATTGATATGACTGTTACTCAGTCCTCCTTGAGGTCGCACCTTTGCTGACTGCGGCCAGATTCTGGAGTATGCTTGATCGTGAGGTCAAGGAATACCGACAAGGCTCTCGCACGGTAGGCGAACCTTGAATGAGTCTGCGAACTATTCTGTCTTGAATTCGTAGAACATGCGTTGCCGAAGAGTAAAGTGAGTTCCACTTTATAGCTTCACTACAGCCCCATTAAACTTTACAGGGCAACCGGTAGCGTTACACAGCACGTAAAGCTAGTGTGACGGGGGATAGACGGCAAGGGATGACGGGCCATGGCAATGACCTAAACCTTTGGTAGTGCTGAATAGCACTACCATGGCTTCTGAACCGGCAATGTATATTCCTTAAATGATATTGTGTTTTTATTGTTAAAAAGAATAGACCGAACGTAGTGCGGTCTAAGTTGTTCGTAGAACAACTCTTAATTAGAAGTAAGGAAGCTGAGACTTCTTAGTTATCTCAAGATTGTTTTCTATGAGTTTGGAAATTTCTATCCGTTCTGCTGAGGACATATTCAATATATCCTCATAGGAAGCACCGCCTCTCATGTGCCATGCCATTGAGAGCGCGGATGCTTTGGTTTCCTGAATTTCTTTATCGTATCTATCTAGCAGCTTCTTGATTTCTTCAGGTGGCGAATGTAGAAGCCTTAACCGAAAAAATCCGTTGGGTTGATAGCATAAGCCTGCTTATATTGGTGCCCGCAATTTGAACATGTGATATCTGCTGGCTTAATTTCAGTATCTTCTTTTAACACAGAACTATAGTCTCTTATTTTAATATATGCTTCTTTGTCACAATTCTTTAAGAAGTCTAAAATGTATGATTTGTCATCAACTATGCCATTTGGGGTTTCAACAAATTCAATTGTCTGAGAGAGGATATCCATTGTTAAGAAAGTGATTTTTTCTAATGCTTCCTTAACTGAATCATTTCTTAGGGCATCGTCTTCAATCTTGTATAGTTGATCAAAATGCTTTTGAACTTCAAATTGCGCCATTGATGCTTGATTCATTTCTCTGTACATCAACGGTCTGAATTTGATTTTTAATTCACCAATCTCTAACAGCTTACTGTAGTCGCCGGGCTTTAGGGTAGATAGAACCCCGACCAAATTTATACCATATGTAGATTCAGTGTCGCATTCAGGGCACTTAGAGTCAACATCTAATGTGTCGCCTCCGCTAGCAGCCCTAATACCAATTAATACTGCATCCATATCTATGCTGTTGATTGACCACGGGTCTTTGACAGCGGGAATGCAACTTTTGATAAGATCGGCCACTGCGGTGCCATTAAACAACGCATCAGGTGTTCTTGCCGAAATTTCATCAATTGCGGTCATTGGGTATACGGGGTATTCCCCCGTCTCAGAAGTTTCTATTACGTCAGATGAATAGTATTTTCCGCCAGACGGTAACCTAATATAAACTGCTGGTCTTCTAAAATACTGCTTTAGTGGATTGTTGTCCATGTTTTTTCCTTACTAGTTTGGATAAATTTTAGTACTAAATAATAATATATTTATTGGTAAAAAACGCCCAATTTTAAAACTTTGGAAGTACAAGTATGGATCCTGAAATTGTAGAACGCTTAAACGAACAGCTTAGGGAAATGGCTGACATATTAAGTCAGCAGAATGCTAGCATGGCTGCAATGGTTAAGAACATGCAGGATCAAGCCACTGCTGCTAAAAACCAAACGAATGCAACTAAAGCTAGCGGTGAAGCGTTTGAAGGGGTTACCAAAAAACAACAAGCATATCAGCAGGTTGAAGAAAGAAAAAATCAACAGACCGAACGTGCAAATCAAACTATACAGAGATTCAATGATGCAGTAGACTTCACTGCTGGCGCTGTCATGACACTTGGTAAAACTGTCATGGATAGTAACCATAGTTTTCAAAAATACAATGGTATATTAGGATCAGTCGGTGATACTGCACTTGAAGTGGGTAGAAATTTTGGTATTTTAGGGAGTATCTTAGGCGGAGTTGTCAAAGCATCAACTGCGGTACTAGGATATCAACTTGAACAGGCGGATGCGTTATTAAAATTCAATGACAATATATCTAAGATGGGTGCAGCTAATGCATTCAGTACCGATACTATACTTCAAATGGGCAATGCCGCCGGATTCGTCGCTAAAGACTTAGAAAAACTTTCCGGTCCTATGCAAAGATTGGGTTCTAACTTCAGAGCTATTGGACAGGGTGCAGTAGATTCCACTACTAGATTTATGGAAATGGTTAACGTCGGCTCTGAGGTTAGACAAGAATTTCAAAGACTGGGTTATAGCCAAGAACAACTAGTAGAAGCGCAAGCGGGATACATTGAATTAATGGGAACTGCCGGTCTTTCACTAAGATCGTTTAGTAAAGATTTCGGTAGTCTCAGTAAATTATCTACTGACTATGTAAAAAATCTACAAGTATTGAGTGAACTTTCTGGTTTGGACGTAGAAGAACAACAAAAAAGAATGCAAGCAGCCGCGGCTGACAGACAGTTTCAATTATATCTAGTAGAAATGAATAAAAAAATTGCGGCTGCTGGAACCGAAGAAGAAAAAAGAAGACTTTCCGAACAAGTAACTTTTGCAATGCAAGCTAAAGAACGAATCACCTCACAGCTAGGAGAAGAAGCTGGGCGTGGTTTTGGACAGATGCTAGCAGGGCAACCGGTAACGGAAGGTATAGCAACTATGGCTCTAACAGGTACGTCCGATGTAGTTAATGATTTGGCAGCCGCTGCACGAGAACTCCGCCTTACGCCTGAACAAATGGCCCGTTCTCAGAATGAAATTAATAACAAGTATATCGGTCTTGTTGAAGAAGGTGGTGCATTCCGAACAGCCGTATCGGTTAGTGATGAGTTTAATCAGCTAATGGGCGGTGATCGTGCCCTTGCAGAAAATGTTAGATTGCAAAATTTCAACGAAGAACAAGTTACTAAAGACATACAGGATAGGATAAAAAAGAACGAAGAAGGAAAAGGTCCTGCAGCAGAAGATCGTCGCCAAGAAGCTAGAAATAAATTAACAGAAGCAGAGATTTATGCCCGTACTAAAGTAGACGAACTAGCTGCATCCATTGGATTTACTACTCCTATTGTTCTTGGACTTGCAGCCGCAGCAGGAATCGCTGCCTTAGCTCTGGGTAAATTAGCAATGTCGGGGCGCGGCGCCGCCGGAGCAGGTGGCAGAGGCAGCGGAGCCGGAGCAGGTGGCAAGGGAGACAAAGGCGGCAAGGGCGGCAAGGGCGGCGGTGCCCAACCCAGAGACGCTAGAGGCAGATGGACAACTCCAGCCCCCGAAACTCCATCTAAGTTAGGGGGAATGGCAAAAGGCGCCGGAAGAGTGCTGGGTAAGTTAGCGGCACCACTTGCAATTGGTATGTCTTTGTATGACGCATATCAAGGATTCGGTGCTGATGCAAATGCTTCTTTGGGTCAAAAATTCAAGAATGCTGGTAGTAGCGTACTTGGTGGTCTAACGTTTGGGTTGTTAGGATCAAATCCGGCAGATATTGCTGCTCAGGCAGCACAGCAAGGAAATCAACCGCCGCCTGCCCCGCAGCCTGAAGAGCCGCAGTCTGAAAATCAACAAACTAGAGAGTATGTAGAAACTCAATTTAATAAATCAGTGGCGGCATTTGGCTCAGTTGTGACCTCGTTCGCAAAAACAGTCACTGCCTTTGCTACCACTACTAAAGCATTTGCAACATCAACAAAGTCATTTGCAACATCAACTAAGAAATTAGGAGAAATAATAAAAGCTGAAACTAAAAATCCAATATTGGATGCAGTTGTTAAGCGCCTAACAGGAGTTGACCAGCCTGAAAGATTGCAGAAAAGACAAACTACTTTAGAATCTATACTAGGAAGAAGCCTCTTAGAGACTGAAGACAATCTATCTCCTCTAGAAAAATTTGAGAAAGCAATAGAATCATCAACTACTAATTTGATTTCACTTAGAGAAGCAGAACTTAACAGACATAATCTAAATGAAATATCCATGAAGCAGTTTAGAATAAGTGTAGAAGATGCTTCTAAAAAGTTAGATATGATATCGGGAATCACTAGAGATTATGGTCCTGGTGGTGGCGGCGGTGGTGGCGGTGGTGGCGGTAGCGCCATTACCGGCAATGTAGGTGTTCTTGACGCCATTGCTCAAGCTGAAGGAACATACAATACAGGGTATAACACATCATTAGGACATGGTGCATACTTACCCGGTGGCAGAGAAATGAACTTAACTAGTATGACTTTGAGCCAAGTACTTGATGCTCAAAGGGGAATGTTAAATCATCCTGACAATAACTTTAATAGCTCCGCGATGGGTCGCTATCAGATTGTTTCAACTACTCTTAGAGATGCTGCTAGAAATTTAGGAATGGACCTTGAAACTACTAAATTTGATCAGGCCACTCAAGATAGAATGGCAATGTGGATACTTGAAAAGCAAGGTCTTGGTGCATGGGAAGGATTCAAGCGACACCCTGAGTTACGTGCGCGGGCAGAACAAGCAATGCGTGAAGGTCCAACAACCGGACCGTCGCTCCCAAATCCCTTTGATCTATTTCAAGATGCCTTCAGTCAAACTCAAGCTAACACCGGTGGTATTGTTGGGTTAGGAAAACAATTACAATCAGAGGGTTTGGTGATTTCTGGACACACTCAATTTGGTGGTAGACCGGCTAGAGGAAAGCACGCTAGGAATTCAAGACACTACAAAGACTTGGCAATAGATATCAATGCTCCTGGTGGAATAACTGAAGCTAACGACCCTGTATGGAAAAACAAATTTAATGATTTAGCCTTCCGAATACAACGAGCAGGTTTTGCGGTAAAGTGGAATGATGATGCCAACCACAGAGATCACATTCATGCATCTGTTGGTCCGTCCGAAGGAAATATTGTTCGTGCCGCAAAAGGAGGAATTTTTGACGGACCAAAAACCGGATACCCCGCAGAGCTACATGGATCAGAAATGATCGCTCCGTTAAATACTAATTCCGTGCTGATGAAGTTGGCTAAAACGCCTGCTGAGTCAGAAGAGGTTAAGCAGGTCATGAAGCCTACCAGTAGTATTGAAAAAGAAACAATTGAAAAGATATTCAGTATGAATTCTGAAATGATGGATACTATGATTAGTAAATTAGATAACATGGTTGAGGCTTTAAGTGACGGTAATGATACCCGTAGAAAGATATTAAAGAATAGTCAGTGATAACATAAATACTGATTGAAAAGTGAAGAATTCTACCTATGGCATATAAGAAAAAGTTTTTAAACAAGAGCGGTGTTTCAAGCCCTATTTCTGGCATTAACAGTAATAGCGGTGCTTGGAATGGTCAGAATGGAATGCCTACTGGTGGGTACAACAATACTGAATTCGGTTATAAGAACTATATGTCTAGACTTCCAGAAGTCTATACAGGTCACCCAAACAGAATTGAGCGTTACAACCAATATGAAATGATGGATGTTGACGCTGAAATCAATGCATGTTTAGATATCATTGCAGAATTCTCAACTCAAAGAAATGAACATAACAAGACTCCATTCAGCTTTGAATTCAAAGAAGACCCTACTCCTCACGAAGTAGAACTGTTGACTAAGCAATTGCAGCAATGGTGCAAGCTCAATGAGTTTGATGTTCGTATGTTCAAGATTTTCCGTAACGTTATTAAGTATGGGGATCAAGTATTTGTACGTGATCCCGAAAACTTTAAACTTTATTGGGTTGACATGGTTAAGGTTATTAAGGTAATCGTTAACGAAAGTGAAGGTAAGTTACCTGAACAGTATGTCATCAAAGATATCAATATTAACCTACAAAACTTGAGCGTTGCACAAAAGACGAATACCGACTTCGCTGCTAATCCTGCTACAGGGTTAGGAGGTACAGGTGGTGGCACCAACACTCCTTATACTGTTCCTGCAATGCCATATAACACTACGGGTTCACGTTTTACATTAGGACAGAGTGAGTCTGCGGTAGACGGTAAGCATATAGTTCACTTGAGTTTGACAGAGGGGCTTGACAGATTTTGGCCCTTTGGTCAGTCAGTGCTAGAGAACATCTTTAAGGTCTACAAGCAGAAAGAACTATTAGAAGACGCTGTTCTAATCTATCGTGTACAACGTGCTCCTGAACGTAGAATGTTCAAGATTGACGTTGGTAACATGCCAAGTCACTTAGCAATGGCATTCGTAGAACGTGTTAAGAACGAAATTCACCAGCGCAGAATCCCTTCATTGTATGGTGGCGCAAGTATTGTTGACGCTACGTACAACCCATTATCAATGAACGAAGACTACTTCTTCCCAGTAACAGCAGAAGGTCGTGGTTCAAGCGTTGAAGTTCTTCCAGGTGGGCAAAACTTAGGCGAGATTGATGACTTGCGTTACTTCAACAATCGTCTTGCTCGTGGTCTACGTGTTCCGTCATCATACTTGCCAACTGGCCCCGATGACAATACTACACCATTGAGTGATGGTCGTGTTGGTACTGCTATGATTCAAGAATTTAGATTCAACCAGTATTGCGAACGTCTACAGAACTACATGGCATTGAAGTTTGACGAAGAATTCAAACTATTCTTGCGCTGGAGAGGCTTCAACATTGATACAAGTCTGTTCCAATTAGTATTCAATCCTCCGCAAAACTTTGCTGCATATCGTCAAAGCGAACTAGACAACGCACGAGTTGGTACATTTTCTAGCATGGAAGCATTACCTTACATTTCAAAGAGATTTGCAATGGAGCGTTTCTTAGGTCTAACCGAAGAAGAAATTAAGCGCAACGAAAAGCTTTGGGAAGAAGAAAACAAAGAAGAAGTTGTTAATGAGCCATCAGGAAGTGACCTTCGCAATATCGGTGTATCAACCGGCGACTTCACTACAGATTTAGAAACAGCCGATGAAATTGAATCAAGTGAAGAAATGGGTGACATGGGTCCAGAAGTAGCTGGTCCTGTCGGCGGCGCTGGCGGAGAAGCAGTTCCAGGTGGAGCAGCAGGACCCGTTGGTGGCGGCGGAATGCAAATCTAAAAGATAAATAGTTTTATGCAACTATTAGAAATGTTCGATGCTCCCGTTAATGGTTTACAGGATGTCAATTCTGACAATAGTAAGCCTGTGTATAGAACATCAAGAAAAACAAAATTAACACTAAAACAAATTCGTAAATTACGTAGAATGTTAGACGTAAGAAATTACGAAAAGAAAAAATATTTAGAAAATGTCCGCAAACAATATGGTGCAAAACCAGAACAACAGGCTGGCGGACCTTCGCTCTAACATATATCTATACTAAAAACTCAAAAAATACATAGTTATTGAGTACTTTTTCTGACTATGGCATAAGTAATTCTACAAAGCCATTTGTATCAGGAGAAATTTCAATGGATATTAAAAAGTATGAAGAATTGATCAATCTAGTGATCAATGAAAATGAAGAACAAGCCCGCGAACTATTTCACGAAATCGTTGTAGAAAAGTCAAGAGAAATCTTTGAGTCAATCATGGCCGAAGAAATGGAAGACGATATGGACGAAGGCATGGGCGGACAAGTAGGTGATCTACTTGACGAAATCAATGCAGAAGAAGCTGGCGTTACTGAGGAAGAAGAAGAACTAGACTTCGCAGATGACGAAGAAGAATTTGAATTCGGCGGCGACGAAGGTGAAGAAGACTTCGGTGACGAAGGCGGCGAAGAAGTTGAAGACGCTGTAATTCGTATTGAAGACAAGCTTGACCAGTTGATGGCAGAGTTTGAAGACATTATGGGCGGCGGCGCCGATGATGACATGGGCGACGAAGGCGAAGAAGAAATGGACTTTGACGCTGAAGAAGAAGTAACCGAAGCTGAAGACGAAGAAGACATGGACGAGTCAGTGATGGAAGCTGTTCAGCTACAGAAGGTTTCTGTAACTCACGGCGACAACGGTGCACAGACCAAGAGCCCAGGCCTACAGAACTCAGGTCAAGCTGGAATGGACAGTCACCCAGTAAAGTTTGCTGGCGCACATGAATCAGTTCCAACTGCTCCCAAGGCTCCAAGCAACTTCTATGCTAAGGGCGAAAAGGAAGTTCCTCACGCAGGAAAGTTCAAGAACGCTCCAGGTCACAAGTCACAGGACCTTGACTCAGCACCAAAGCCAAAGCACGGTGATGATGGTCAGAACACTAAGAGCCCGGTAGCTGAATCACGCCGTTCAGCACGTAGACCAATTCGCTAATAGGAAACTGAGAGAATGGCTTTGTATCTCAGAGAAAATCTAACGTTTGACCGCGCAGGAATGGTGGTTGAATCAATTCGTGAAGAGGGCACTGATTTTAAGACCCTCTACATGAAGGGGATTTTCATTCAGGGCGGGGTAAAAAACGCAAACGAGCGTATTTACCCCGTCAATGAAATTGAAAATGCCGTAGATACTCTAAACAAGCAAATCTCAGAAGGCTATTCAGTTTTGGGTGAAGTTGATCACCCAGATGATCTAAAAATTAACCTAGACCGTGTATCACACATGATTACAAGCATGTGGATGGACGGCGCCAATGGTTATGGTAAACTAAAGATTCTTCCTACTCCAATGGGTCAATTAGTAAGAACGATGTTGGAGTCAGGTGTAAAACTAGGTGTATCCAGTAGAGGAAGCGGAAACGTCAACGATATGGATGGTAGAGTCAGTGATTTTGAAATCATCACTGTTGATATCGTCGCCCAACCTAGTGCACCAAATGCATACCCCAAAGCAATTTATGAAAGTCTCATGAATATGAAGCATGGACATAAAATGCTTGAAATTGCTAAGGAAGCTCAGGGCGACAAAAGAGTACAACGATTCCTTGGTGAGGAAGTAAAGCGTCTCATCAATGAACTTAAGATATAAAAAGGAATCAAACAAATGTTAGATGCTATTAAGCCATTACTTGAAAGCGGTCTCCGTGATGGTTGAAGCTCTTGACAAGATGATGACCGAAAATCTTTCAGAAGAAATTCAAGAATTTCGTGCTGAAAGACAGGCAATGAATGAAGAAAGAGTTAAAGCACAGTTTAAGCTTCGTGAAAATGCAACAAAGTTCAATGACTTTATGGTTACAAAGTTAGCCGAAGAAATCCGTGAACTACGTGCAGATCGCAAGGCTCAGATGGAAGGTCAAGAAAAACTTGAGAAGTTCATCGTACATGCTCTAGCCCGCGAAATCAAAGAATTCGCTCAGGATAGACAGGCTGTTGTTGAAGCTAAGGTTCAACTCGTTGCTGAAGGCCGCAAGCAATTGGAAGCACTCAAGGCAAAGTTTGTTGCTGAAAGTGCTAAGAAGGTTAGCGGTATGGTCGGAACTCACCTCAAGAGTGAACTATCACAGCTTAAAGAAGATATCCAGTCTGCTAGAGAAAATAACTTTGGACGTAGGTTGTTTGAAGCTTTTGCTAGCGAATTCTCAGTAACTTATCTAAATGATAAGGCTGAAACTCGCAAGATTATGCAACAGCTTGAAGCAAAGGACAGACAGCTAGCAGAGGCTACAGCTAAGCTACAAAATGCAGCAAAGCTTGTAGAATCAAAGGATCGTGAAGTCAGAATTATTAAAGAATCAACTCAGAGAGCTAAGGTCATGAATGAACTTCTTGCACCACTCAATGAGGAGAAGAAGCAAGTAATGAAGACTTTACTAGAAAGCGTACAGACACCTCGTCTACAGCACGCTTTCGATAAGTATCTACCAGCCGTTCTCAATACAGGTTCAGTGGAAGCAATTGCTGAAAAGAAGACTCCCACTAAGTCTGTTATTGTAGAAGCAACTGGTGATAAAACTGCCACTACAAAGACAATTGAAGTTGATGAAGTTGACGACAACGTAATTGACATTAAGCGTCTGGCAGGGCTTTAATTTAAAAAAAGACATATTAGGAGAATTATACATGTCAAAAGTACTTTTAGAAAGCCGTTGGGACGAAACCAAGGACGCCCTGCTTGAAGGCTTAAAGGGCAATCGTCGCTCAACAATGGGTGTTCTTCTTGAGAACACCAAGAAGCAGCTACTTGCTGAAAGCTCAGCCGGTACAACAACTGCTGGTAATATCGCAACTCTAAACCGCGTTATTCTTCCAGTAATCCGTCGTGTTATGCCAACTGTTATCGCTAACGAACTAGTTGGTGTGCAGCCAATGACCGGCCCAGTTGGTCAGATTCACACTCTACGTGTTCGCTATGCAAATAGCTTGACCGACAACTCAGCAGCAGCAACTTCTGTAACTGCTGGTGAAGAAGCACTCAGCCCATTCAAGATCGCACAGGCATACTCACGAGTTCCTTCAGACGCAACTGACACCGATTTCTACACCGGTGCTAACACTGCTGCTCTAGAAGGTAACGGTGGTAAGCAGATTTCTGTGCAGATTCTACGTCAGGCTGTTGAAGCCAAGTCACGTAAGCTCCAGGCTCGCTGGACCTTCGAAGCTGCTCAGGACGCACAGTCACAGCATGGTATTGACGTTGAAGCAGAAATTATGGCTGCTCTCGCACAAGAAATCACTGCTGAAATTGACCAGGAAATCTTGCTCAGCTTGGCAACTCTTGCTTCAACTGAATTCACCTACAACCAGGCAACTGTTTCAGGTACTGCTACTTACGTTGGTGACGAACACGCTGCTCTTGCAGTTCTCATCAACCGCGTTGCAAACTTGATCGCACAGCGTACTCGTCGTGGTGCAGGTAACTGGGCTGTTGTTTCACCAGCTTCACTTACTGTTCTTCAGTCAGCAACAACCTCAGCATTCGCACGTACCACAGAAGGTACATTTGAAGCTCCAACAAACACCAAGTTCGTTGGTACTTTGAATGGTGCAATGAGAGTGTTCGTAAACAGCTACGCTCCAGACACTCAGCCAGTTCTAGTTGGCTACAAGGGTTCAAGCGAAACAGACGCAGCAGCGTTCTATTGCCCATACATCCCTCTAATGTCTTCAGGCGTTGTCCTTGATCCGACTACTTTCGAGCCAGTCGTATCATTCATGACACGTTATGGTTACATTGAATTGACCAACACTGCGTCATCATTCGGTAACGCAGCAGACTACGTTGGTGAGATTGCTGTTCAGAACTTGACTTTCCAATAAGAAAGTTACGTTTATACAACGACTACCGGGAAAAGGGGATTTCGGTCCCCTTTTCTTTTATCTAAAAAGGGAAAGACAATGAAAAACATAATGATGATATTTTTTGCTTTATTTTTTGCTACAGCAGCTAACGCACAAAAGCAACCAGCTGGCGTAACCTACGATGTTGAAATAATAAGAGTGATTGACGGTGATACTGTTGCTTTCAAAGCAACATTTTTACCGGCTCCGTTGAAGCAAGAACTAAGCATTAGGGTATATGGAGTTGATACTCCTGAAAAAGGATTTAGATCAAAGTGTTCTCAGGAAGATCAAAAAGGTCAGGCAGCAACAGCTTTTACTAAAAATCTAATATTAAATGCAAAAAAACGTCAAATCGTATTATACGATTGGGACAAGTATGGCGGTCGTGTATTAGGTGACGTTATATTAGATGGCTATAGCCTTCGTGCATTACTAATACAAAATGGTTATGCAAGAGAATACTATGGTGATGCTAAGCAGAGTTGGTGCAATTAAGCGATTCTAGTATCACCATCAACTGTTGCATTAAGTATTGATTTCTTACCAGTACGCAATTTCTTATTATGCAATCTAGCACAATTAGCACAAAGCGTCAAGAGATTTTTCTTCGCTTTGTGCTTTTTGTTTCCGTCCTTATAAACAAGATCAAGCTGAATACGATCTTCTGGTACAAATCCACATTCTTCACAATCATTTTTCTTATGCTGTAAATGTTTGAATCTACCTGAATACATTGTCTTAGCACAGTCTTCACAATACTTGTGCCACTTTTGAAATCCATGTTTACTCTTCCCGTTAGGTTTAGCGAGAGCAAACTTGCAATGACTGCATATAGGTCTGGGAGGTTGTTGAGTAAGCATGAAGTATTTATAAAGCGAACCTAAAAACTTTTTTCTACCTCCCAAAATATTATTTTCAGCTAAATACTTTAATAACATAGTGGATCCTTCGCATGGCAGCAGAATATTTTAATTCATTAGGTGGTTTCTCAGTCGGTATTCCGGCGGTTGCTGTAGTTGATAGTAACGGAAATGTAATATCTAATTTCAACAACCTATCAGGAAACGTATCTGCCAATAAAGTTTACGCAAACGAATATTATTTTGCAAACGGTTCACCAATGCTCACTCCGCCAGGAGGAAGCAACACTCAATTACAGTTCAACAATAACGGTAACTTTGGTGGAATTCCAAATGCAACTTGGAATGGAAATGTTCTATCGCTAGGTGATGTATCTCAACTCTCTATTAGTGGGGGCGAGAACGGATATTTCTTACAGACTGACGGTGAAGGAAGACTTACTTGGTCTGTAGCAGGCGGCGGAAATGGCGGAGGCAATACGAGCCCTGGTGGCTCCAATATGCAAGTGCAGTTCAACGATCAAGGCGTATTTGGCGGTGACGCCGGATTCATGTATAATAAAACGTCTAACACTTTAACTATCGGCAACACAGTTTCTACTCCTAATCTAACTGCTACTAACGCTACTATTGCTAACATTACCTCTACCAACGTTAGTGTAGCAGGAAACGTAGTTGCTACCGGAAATGTTTCTGGTACTTATGTTTTAGGTAATGCATTCTTTATGACAGGGATCGTTGCTACTACTGCTAATACAGTAACCAATCCTACTCAAGCAAACATTACGCAAGTAGGTGTGCTATCTAATCTATCAGTCGGTGGAGGAGGAATCATTACTTCTGGGTTTGTCAGTGCTGCAACGTTCAATACATCAGGCAATGTTAATGCTGCTAATATCACTGTTTCGGGCCGCGCAAATATCACTGGTACACTGAATGGTTTAGGAAACGTCAACTTCAATTCTTCCCCTAACGTAACGCTAGGTAATCCATCAAACATTCATATCAGTGGCGGTCTGCCGGGTTATATTCTAGCTACAGACGGTTCAGGAAACCTGTCTTGGATTGAGAACAATGCTAACGCAGGCTTACCCGGCGGTAACTCTACAACAGTGCAGTTCAATGACGGCGGCGTATTTGGTGGTGTTGCAAACTTTACATTCAATCAGTTCTCAAACACACTAACTGTTGACAACACTAACACGATACGTTCAGTAGTAAGCTCAAACCTCACTGTGAATGCAGGAGGCAGATTAAACGTATTAGGAAACTTCTCAGCTAATAACTCGCCTAACGTTTCATTAGGCTTTGTAGGTAACATTCGCATACTAGGCGGAACTAACGGTCAAGTACTGACTACTGATGGGACAGGTAACTTAGCTTGGCAAACGTCATCGTCTAACGGTAACGGGGTGCCCGGTGGCTCAAATACTCAGGTCCAGTTCAACGATGGTGGGTTGTTCGGTGGAAGTCCGTTCTTTACATTCAACAAAGCGACAACAACATTAAATGTTGCCGGTGACTTTACTGCAAACTCAATTGAGATTGGCTCCGGTGTTTATAAGTTTTCTAAGTCAAACGTTGTACACGCAACCTCATCTACAACATCAGTAACGCCGCTAATATCATTGAATGCAGCAACCGTATCTAGTGTTGATTATACCATTGTCGCCACTACAGCGGCTGACAACATACGCCAAGTCAGTAAATTGTCAGCAATTATGTATGATGAAACGTTAGATTATAACGAATATAACACACTTAACATTAACGGGTTGGTAGGAAACTTTACAGTCGGATATCAGCCAGGAAATATTATTGCTCCGCCTCAAGTAACACTATATGTTGAACCTTATACCAGCAACGTAACTACGTATAAGATTCAAATGACGGTTTACGAAGAATGATATTGATAAATATAGAGACTAAAGGGACAAGAAGAAGATGGCATTAAGACCTATTAACTCAGTTGGTGGTTTCTCAGTAGGAGAGAACTCTAAGACGGTTATTGATGCCAATGGAAACCTCGTCGGCGCCCCGTCTAAGATTTTATATGTTGCAAAAAACGGCAACGATAGTAACGACGGAACACTGAACAATCCTTTTTTAACTATTAAACAAGCAATGACCGCTGCTGCGGCAGGAGGATTCTCAGTACACGTAGCTCCCGGAACATACACTGAAGATAATCCTATTACTATCCCTGCGAACGTAGCATTGATGGGAGATAACCTTAGAAGTGTTTTCGTAATTCCGCAGACTCCAGCAGATGATCTATTCTATATGCGTAACGGAACATATGTTTGGGGCATTACGATCAGAAACTATCTAGCAAACGGATTTAGTTACGATCCTACCACACCCTCGCAGAATGTATTCGTAAGCCCCTATATTCAGAACATCACTAGCACTACTACTACGGGAACTGCTGTATATATTGACGGTGATAATGTAAGTTCAGTCAGTACGAAAGCAATGATTGTTGGATTCTTTACAATCATCAATAGAGGTGGTGTAGGAATTCGTATTGCTAACAGTGGCTATAGTCAATTAGTTAATATATACACTATTGCGTGTGATATAGGAATTAAAGTAGAGTCTGGTGGATTCTGTACATTAAATGGTAGCGATTGTTCAATTGGAAACTACGGTCTTGTTGCTGACGGATATGGTCCACTACAGACTGCTGGAACAATTGTATCGCATTTCCAGGGCGTATTTGTCATTGACAATCTAACAAATGACCATCCCAATGTAAACACGATTATGATGATTGATGGTGATCCTAATTTCTATACGATTGATACTATTTTCCCGGACACACCGACAATAGGTCAAGCTACAGTAGCTATACAACAAATATATAACGGTGAACCGGCACCGGGAACAGCAGTCTCGTTTTATGTACGTAGCTCAATCATTGCTAGCGCACACACGTTTGAGTATGTGGGAGCCGGTATTGATCCAGCAACAGCGTTGCCACAATATGGTGGCATACCTATTGAAGCTAACGAAGTTATACAGACAGGCGGCGGAATTATAACATTTACAAGTACCGATCAAAAAGGTAATTTTAAAGTAGGTCAGGGTTTTACAATTAACCAAGCTACCGGAACCATTACAGGTACTTATTACTATCAAAGTTTGTTTGCACAGATGACCCCGTTTATTCTGGCTTTGGGTTCAGATTAATGAAGAAGGAAACGTTATGCCAGCCGCATTAAATAATTTTAAAACATCATTTGCTGATATAACAACTACCACAGAATCTGTGTATACACCTCCTTTAGGCTACGCTACTGTAGTTCTGTTGGCTCAAGTCAGTAACAACGGAAATTCAACAATACAGATAACAGCCGCTGTTAATAGAGGCGGCGTACCCACTAATTTAATAAAAGAAGCTAACGTGCCGACTAACGATGCAATTACCGTATTGACTGGTAGATTGATATTGAATTACGGAGACCAATTAGAATTCACTAGCAGTGATGACACTAGCGCACAATTAACACTAAGCTATCTAGAAACACTGGTGACTGGCTCATAATATGGGAACAAACTCATCTAAACTACTAAGTGGTCGCGTACCGGTTACGTCCTATAATAATCTTCCTAGCAGCCGCTATGAATTTTTAGGGCTTTCGGATGCAGAACCTAGTTTAGGTGTACCCGCTGTAACAGGTAGTCTGTTCACCTCAACATCAAATGGTATTAGAAGCTGGTCTAACGTTGTCAATTTAGGTTCAAACACTGTAACTTTCTATGAGAAATATACTTTTCCGAATGCGAACGGAAGTGTCGGTCAGGTACTATCTTCAGACGGAAATGGAAATATAGTATTTGCTAATGTGGGTGACAGCACTGCAATTGTCAATGGTAATAGTAATGTTAGAGTTGCTGCAAACGGAAACGTAAGTGTTTCTGTAGCAGGCACTAGTAATGTTCTTGTAATATCCAATACTAGTGCGACCTTACAGGGAAATCTAGTAGTAACAGGAAACATTTCTAATGCTAACATCATTAATGCAAACTATCTAGTTTCTAATTTGGGTTGCGTTAAGATTGCTCAGGGGGTTATTGCGGTAGACGGAAATAACGCCGGTATCTTTGCATCACTGGTTGATGATGTTAATATTGGTTTGGAAGCTAATGTTATTGTAGGATCAACCTCAGGGAATGTTACTGCACGCGGAACATTTAACGCATCAAACATTGTTTCAAACAGTACGATTACTGCAAACAACATACGTGTGAGTGATCTTTATAGTAATAGAGCACCGGTAATTGTCACAACAGATACGATTATTGATTCGTTTGGAATCAATGAATATCGTTCAGCAAAGTACACAATTAGAGCAAGTAATGATTTGGGTTATCAGGCTCTAGAGGTACTTTTAGTACACGATAACATAAATAGTATTACTACGGTTTATGGTAGCTTATCCACAACAGGATCAGATATCATCGTGCTAGAATCAGATGTTAACACTGGTATAGTTGAGCTTAGGGCGACTGGACTAAGTGCGAATACGAGAGTGAACTTATTAGGAACATATGTTCCGGACTAAAAATTAGGGTGATATAAAATGGCAACAAGAAATTTTAATGTTAAAAATGGTTTGACGGTAGGTACCGCGACTATTGATGCAGCAACCGGTAATGCTAATGTAGGCAATCTATCTGCTGCACAGTTGCTTGCCACTGCAAATATCACTGCTCCACAGCTAATCAGTAATGTCACTACCGGCACTGCACCGTTCATCGTCACTTCAACTACTCAAGTCGCCAACTTAAGTGTTGCTACTGCCGGCGCAGCAACCACAGCCGGTACAGTAACAACCGCAGCCCAGCCAAATATCACCAGTCTCGGCACATTAACTGGATTAACTGTAAACGGCGTCACTAATTTAGGTAACGTCGGTAATGTTATTATCACTGGTGGTTCTAGCGGCTTTTATCTACAGACAAACGGCTCAGGAAACTTAACTTGGGCTGCTGTTCCTAGCGGTAATGGTATTGCTAATGGTACTTCTAATATTACTATTCCTGTCACTAATGGCAACGTAAATACCTCAGTAGGTGGCAATGCTAACGTATTCGTAGTTACTGGAACTGGCGCAAACGTAGCAGGTACATTGAATGCAACCGGTAATGCTAACGTTGGTAACATTGGTGCTGCAACCGCAGTAATCACAACCGGTAATATCACTACGATTAATAGTGGTTTGGTGCAGAATGGTAATAGTAACATCACTATTACTGCTAACGGTAATATCAGTCTATCAGCTACCGGTACACCTGATGAAGTTGTTATTACTTCAACTGGTATGAACGTAGCAGGTACTGCTAACGTAACTGGTAACGCAAACGTTGGTAACTTAGGTACCGCACAAGTTCTCGCAAGTGCTAACGTAACAGCACCTCAGCTAATCTCAAACGTTTCAACCGGTACTGCTCCTCTTGTCGTCAACTCAACTACACAAGTTGCAAACTTGAATGCTGCAACTGCCGGATCAGCAACAACAGCAGGCACGGTAACAACTGCTGCACAACCAAACATCACCTCAGTCGGTACACTAACAAGTCTCTCAGTTTCTGGTAATACTACATCAGGTAACTTCATTGGTGCTTTAGCAAACGGCAATAGCAACGTCAATATTCCTGCTGCAAACGGCAATGTTAATATTAGTGCTGCTGGCACTGCTAACGTTGTTGTAGTCACTGCAACTGGCGTTAACGTAGCAGGTACACTAAATGCTACTGGCAACGCCAACGCTAGCAACTTTGGTACTGCTGGCCAAGTAATTGCAACAGGCAACGTTACTTCTAGTGCTAACTTAGTTTCTGATAATATTATTGGACGTACCGGTGCACTAACTATTACTTCCGCTGGTACAAACACTAATATCAACCTAAAGCCAAATGGTACAGGTAACATTGATGCCAACAGTGCATACATTACTAACGTAAAGACTCCGTTTAACTTAAGCGATGCTGCTACTAAGGGATATGTTGATACACTGGTGTCAACTGGTATTTCTGTTCACCCCGCTGTTGCCGCTGCAACTACTACAACATTGGCTACAGCAACTGGTGGCACAATCACTTATAACAACGGTACAGGTGGTGTAGGTGCAACTCTTACCACAACTGGTACTTTCAATTTAATTGACGGTGCAAACGTACAAACAGTTGGTACTCGTATTCTTGTCAAGAACGAAGCTAACGCTGCACATAACGGTATTTACACCTACTCAAACACTACAACTATCACTCGTTCAACTGATGCTGATACGTATGGTGCTGCTGATCCAGACGCACTAGGTCAAAACGACTTGTTCTTTGTTACTGGCGGTACAGACAATATCAACACTTCTTGGATTGTTTCTACTGTTGGTACAATTACGTTTGGTACAACGAACATCACATTCTCACAGTTCAGTGCTACTCAAGACTATACTGCTGGCACCGGACTAACGCTATCTCCAAACCTAGAGTTTAGTATCTCTAACACTACGGTAGTTTCTGGCTCATACGGCAACGGTGATAGGGTCGCTACATTTAGTGTTAACAGTCAAGGTCAGCTAACTGCCGCTGCTAACGTAGCTATTACAGCAAACGCAGCTAACTTGACCGGTACCACTCTTAACTCGTCAATTGTAACATCAAGCTTGACTAGCGTTGGTACACTTGGCTCGCTATCTGTTACTGGAAACGCTACTGCTGGCAATGTCTATGCTAACTCAGGTACAATTGGCGCTTCACTATTAACTGGTACGTTAACAACTGCTGCACAGCCAAATATTACGAGTGTTGGTACACTAACATCATTGGGTGTTACTGGTAACGTAACGGCAGGCAACGTCTATGCTAACTCAGGTACAATTGGCGCAACCACTGGTGTATTCACAACCGGTAACATCACTACGATCAACAGTGGTTTGTTACAGAACGGTAACTCAAATATTACCCTCACTGCAAACGGTAACATATCACTATTTGTTACAGGTAACGCTACTGCAAGAATGGTTGCAACATCAACCGGCGTTAACGTAGCTGGTACACTAAATGTTACTGGTAATGCTAACGTTGGTAACTTAGGTACCGCTCAAGTCCTTGCAAGTGCTAACGTAACAGCACCGCAATTAATCAGTAACGTTGCAACTGGTACTGCTCCGTTTGTCGTAACATCAACTACTCAAGTTGCAAACTTGAACGTTGCTACAGCAGGTACAGCTGGTTCAGCTACAACTGCTGGTACTGTAACTACAAACGCTCAGCCTAATATTACAAGTGTTGGTACTCTCACTTCACTAGCAGTAACAGGCAACGTCACCGCTGGTAACTTTATTGGTACTTTTGCAAACGGCAACTCAGATATTAATATTCCTGCTGCAAACGGAAATATTAACTTTGATGTGGCGGGCAATGCCAACGTAGTAGTAATCACGGGTACTGGAATTAACGTAGCAGGCACATTGAATGCTACAGGTAATGCTAATGTTGGTAACCTCGGCGCGGCAGCTGGTGTATTCACTGCAAACGTCACCGCAGGCAACGTCTATGCTAACTCAGGTACAATTGGCGCAAGCTTACTAACTGGTACTTTAACAACAGCAGCACAGCCAAATATCACAAGTGTTGGTACATTAAGTAATTTATCAGTTACCGCAAACGTAATTGCTGGTAATGTCTATGCAAACGCAGGTACGATCGGTGCAAGCCTATTAACTGGTACGTTAACGACTGCTGCACAGCCGAACATTACAAGCTTGGGTACACTGAGTTCACTCACAGTATCTGGTAACGTTTCATCCGGTAATGTTCGTGTCAGTGGCGGATTAACTAGCAGTAGAGCAAACGTTTCTGTAGGTACTAACACTGTAATTGATCAGTTTGCTCCTTCAACGTTTAGAACAGCCAAATATGTTATCAGTGCATCTGGAGATTTTGGATTCCAGTCAATTGAAACACTGCTAGTACACGACGGCTCAGATGCTTACATTACTATTTACGGTTCTATCAGTTCAAACGTTTCAAGTGAAATCGTTAACTTGAGTGCAAATATCAATGGTGTCTCAGGAAACGTTTCTCTATATGCATCTAACATTGGTGCAAACGTAAGAGTGAATGTTGTTGCTAGTTACATGCAGATTTAATAATACAGCCTGCCCGACCGTTTAATACGATTTGGGCAGGCAATAAATAAATACACATAACAACAGGGATATATGGAACTGTGGCAACTAGAAACTTTAACGTCAAGAATGGCCTTACGGCTGGAAACATCACATTAGATGCAACCACAAACACGACCACTACAGCCAATCTCGTAGTCACAGGAAATGCTAACCTAACTGCCGCAGCTAACGTTGCGTTAGGTTCAAATAGTAACGTAAAACTTACGGGCGGCAGCGCCGGACAATATCTACAAACTGATGGTGCAGGAAATTTAAGCTGGCAGACAGTCTCTGGTGCCACATCAATCGCAAATGGCACATCAAACGTTAGAATCCCTACAGCAAATGGCAATGTTGTAGTAAGTGTCAATGGCGCCGCAAACATAGCGACCTTTACAAGTAATGCAGTTTTTCGTGGTTCGTATGGCTTAACCGGAGCTATATTTCAAGCAAATACTGCACCCGCTAGTCCCCAGCCCGGTGATCAATGGTACAACACATTTAATGGTATTCTATTTGAATATATTGATGACGGAACTTCGCTACAGTGGGTTGATATTAGTACTTTAGCTTTCCCCAATATTACTACTGCAAACGCCAACGCAATATTAAACAATGTACAAACAACAGGTACTTATTATCCAACCTTCATATCATCAACTGCAAACGGATATTATTCTTTAAATTCAAATACCGCATACGTAGCTAATGTCGCAAACGGACACTTTGCAGCTACATTGTTGGGTGGAACTTTAACAACAGCAGCGCAACCAAACATTACAAGCGTCGGTACACTAACAAGTTTGACAGTTAGTGGAAATATTACACCTACCGCCAACATTACATATGACTTAGGTAACAATACAAACAGATTCAGAGATATCTATCTAGCAAATAGCACAATTTATATTGGTTCACAGACTATCAATGCTAATGCTACTTCTGTGATTATTTCAGGAAATCTTGTAGCAAACGTAACCGGTAACATTACTGGTTCATTTGCAAACGGCAATAGTAATGTCAACATACCTGCTGCTAATGGTAATGTTAATATCACCGCAGCTGGCAACGCAAACATCCTTGTTGTCACTGGCACAGGTGTCAACGTAGCAGGAACATTAAACGCTTCCGGCAACGCTAACGTTGGAAATATTGGTGCTACTCGCGGGGTGTTCACAAACGTATCAGGTGAAGGCGGCAACTTAAGCAATATCCAAGGTGGAAATGTTTCAGGTGCAGTAGCAAGTGCTACCGCAGCAACGAACGCTAGTGCTTTATTACAGAATACAAGCACTGCGACAACAGTATATCCTACATTCACTACAAGTAGTGCTAATGGCAACTCAAGTGCAGTTATCAATACTGGCATCAGTGCTAACTTAGGTAACGCCTCTATTACTGCAACAACATTTGTCGGTGCATTTACAAGTAGTGCTAATGGCAACTCAAGTGCAGTTATCAATACTGGCATCAGTGCTAACTTAGGTAACGCCTCTATTACTGCAACAACATTTGTCGGTGCATTAAGCGGCGCCGCAACGAGCGCAACTACTGCTGGTACTGTAACAACCGCAGCACAACCAAACATTACTTCTGTAGGTACATTGACTTCACTTGGCGTAAACGGAACTGTTACTGCGGTGGCATTCACCGCTAACACAGGTGTATTTACGGGCAATGGTAATGGTATAAGCTCACTTCAAGCAGCGAATGTCACCGGAACGTTACCCACATCTGTAACAAATGCGATATCAAATGTTGGTACTATTACTGCCGGTACATGGAATTCAACATTTACTGCCGGACTAAATGCAAACACACTAGCTAACATTCAGGGTGCTAACGTATCAGGTACGGTTGCAAGTGCTACAGCAGCCACTAACGCAGCAGCCCTATTACAGAACACAAGCACTGCTACAACTGTTTACCCAACATTCACCACTTCTAGTGCAAACGGCAATAGCTCAGCAGTCATCAATACGGGCATCAGTGCTAACTTGGGTAACTCAAGTATCACAGCAACAACATTTGTGGGTGCATTGAGTGGTGCTGCAACTACTGCAGGTACAGTAACAACAGCAGCGCAGCCCAACATTACTTCAACTGGTACACTAACCAGTTTAACAGTATCAGGTAATGCTACAGCTGGTAACTTAATCGGGCCACATGCAAACGGTAACTCAAACATCAATATGCCTGCTGCTAATGGTAACGTCAATATCTCAGTAGCAGGAAATGCAAATGTTCTTGTTGTCACAGGTACTGGCGTAAACGTAGCAGGTACTCTTAATACTGGCACTGGCGTAATTACAGGTAATGGTAGTGGTCTAAGTGCAATTGCAGGTGCCAACGTAACTGGTACTGTATCTAGTGCAACAACAGCAGGTACTGTAACAACAGCGGCACAACCAAACATTACATCAGTCGGCACATTGACTTCGTTGGGCGTTACTGGTAACGTTGCAGCAGGTAATTTAACAACGACCGGTGTATTAAGCGTAACTGGTACAGGTGTAAGTAGCATTGCTGGCAACTTAGACATGACCAGTAACACGATTATCAATCTTGCTACACCTACGAACCCAACAGATGCAGCCACTAAGCAATATGTTGATGATGTTGCACAAGGTCTTAATATTCATGATGCAGTTGCAGCAGCAACACCTACGACACTCGCCACTATCACCGGTGGTACAATCACCTACAACAATGGTTCAAGTGGAGTTGGTGCAAACTTAGTTACTACTGGAACATTCAACTTAATTGATGGCGTTAACGTTCAAACTGCCGGTACTCGTATCTTGGTTAGAAGCGAAGCAAACGCAGTACATAACGGTATCTATACTTGGAGTAATGCTACTGTCATTACTCGTGCTACTGACTATGATAGTGTACCTGAAGTAGAAGCAGGCGACTTCGTGTTCGTTACGGGCGGTACATTGTACGATAACACTGGTTGGGTGCAAACTGATACTGTAACTGCAATAGGTACTGCTGGTAATAACATTAACTTTACTCAGTTCTCAGGTGCTGGTACATATAATGCTGGTACTGGATTAACACTAACTGGTTCTACATTTAGTGTCAACGCTTCGCAAACACAGATTACTAGTGTAGGTACGCTTGGCTCACTTACTGTTACAGGTAATGCGAGCGCAGGTAACTTAAATACTGCTGGTGCAGTAGTTGCAAGCACACTGACTTCAAATGTCGCGGCAGGTACTGCTCCCTTAACAGTTACAAGTACCACACTAGTCCCTAACTTATATGTTGCCCGTGCAAACGTTGCTGATTTTATTAGTGCATCTGCTGGAACAGGAAATAACTTCCTCGTATTTGCAAATGCAGCAACAGGTAACGTATCAGAACTAACAAGTACGGGCCTCACTGCTAACCTATCAAATAACTCTATTACTGCAACGACTTTCGTAGGTGCTCTATCTGGTGCAGCCACAACAGCAGGTACAGTAACAACCAATGCTCAACCAAACATTACTTCTGTCGGCACATTAACTTCGCTTGGTGTTAATGGAACCGTTACTGCGGTAGCATTCACTGCTAACACAGGTGTATTTACAGGTAATGGTAATGGACTGTCTTCATTACAGGCAAGTAACGTCACCGGAACATTACCAACTTCAGTAACAAATGCGATATCAAATGTTGGCACTATTACTGCTGGTACTTGGAATTCAACATTTACTGCTGGACTAAATGCAAATACTCTCGCAAATATCCAGGGTGCTAATGTAAGTGGCACTGTAGCAAGTGCTACTGCTGCAACGAATGCCAGTGCTTTATTACAGAACACATCA